GGATTGCGTTGGCGCGGTCGGTGGGGGCGGAAGAAAAGACGGGCGGGGCTGCCACCTTCGACTCGGTGGTCGAGCATCTTAAGAGCAATCCGCTGACGTTGCTGATCGAGGATGCGCACGAGGGCGGCGTTTTGATGCTGAAGCTGATTAAGACGATCATCGATTCGAGCCGGTCCCGGGTGATGGTGGGGACGTATCCGACGGCGTGGAATAAGTTGATCAATTCGGGCACGGACGCGATCGCGGAGGCGCGGCAGTTGATCGGGCGCAGCATCAAGCCGATCAATACGACGTGGATCCATGGGGTGACGGACAAGGACGTCGTGGCGTTTATCGAAGCGGCTGTGGGCAAGCTGGCGGAGAGCCGGAATCTGGCTGAGCGGCTGAAGCCCTCTTTGCGCAAGTACGGCAACTTGCGGCTGTTGGCGGATGGGATTGAGTTGGCGCAGACGAATGCCGAGGAGCAGGGGGTCGAGGTGGATGCGGAGTTGATTGAGGAGGCGGTTTTGAAGCTTTGCCCGAAAGAAAGAGAATAGGCAAACGCTCAACGCTCAACGTCGAACGCTTAATGTTGAAATGGAAAGCACTGAATAAAGGAATTGAAAGAATGAAACTTGAAAAACTGAAAGCGCTTGTGGCGCAGGCGATCGAGATCGATCGGCGGTATGTCGAGATCGAGGACGAACTGAAAGAGCTTAAGAAGGCGCTGATTGTGGAAGCGCTTTCCCGGACGGATGAATACACGGAGACGGAAGGCGGCGGCAAGGCTTGGACGGCGATGGATGACGAAGGCAACATCGCCCGGGTGAACTTCCCGTCGCCGGCGCTGAAATCCAAGATCGATGGCGCGGGCAAGACGATCGAGAAGATCCGAGAAGTGGCGGGCAAATGGTTTGCTGATCTGTTTGACCAGGCGCCGGCGTATAAGCCGAAGGCGGAGTTCAGGAGCTTTGCGGAGAAGTTCCTGGGCAAGGGCGCGGGCAAGTTGATCAAGCTGTGCTCGACGGAGTCTGCGCCGCGGGTGAGCTTTGAGACGAAAGAAAAGCAGTAAGTAAACGCTCAACGCTCAACGTAGAACTCTGAACGTTCAATGAAAGAAAAAACTAAAACAATGACGACGGGGATGGATATTGTGTTGGCGGTGTGTTTGTTCGGGGCGCTCGGGTTCTTCTATCTCGATCTGCCGGGTTGCGGGTTGGTTGTAGTCGCCCTGGTGATGATCTTCTTGCTTGTGCGCTCGGGGCATGCGGTGGGTGGGTGAGTTTTACTATGGAGGCAACCATGCGACGTTATCCGCAAGATGCAGAATGGAATGTGCCGGGGTTACCGCTTCAACCGGAAGGGAAACCAATGAACACGATCGCGACGCGGTTAAAGGCCAATGAGACCATGCGTCGGGCTTGCAATGCGGAGATCGAAAAGCTGGGGACGTGCGCTGTTATCAGCATGTCGCCGAAGTCGGTGCTGGTCTGGTTTTTTACGTGGACGTTGTGCGTGGCTGGTTTTTATTTGGTGATGTCGCTGGCCGGCGCGCCGGGGAAGGTGTTGAAGTTTTTTTTTGAGTGAGGGGTGTTGGACGAATTGGACGAATTGGACGGATCGACGGCGGGGAAAGAAATGGACAGGTTTTCACAACGGGCGATGAATGGGGCGGCGCTGGCGCCTTTGAATAATCGGCAGAAGGCGGTTATTTGCATTCTGGCGCGGAAGGCGTTTGACCGGCTGGCGGAGAGCGGAGCGATCGGCGACGCGGCGGAGCCGGAGAATTGGAGAAGAGAGCAGCAAAAGATGGCGGTGGGGAAGATCCACCTTACGGAATGCCGCAACGCGGATTACCTGGCGCTGAAGGCTCGGTTCCAGGATCTGGCGGGGAATCCGGTTGCGGCGTTGCGGAACCATTTGCGGGCGGCGACTGAGCCGCGCTCCTGGGCGTTGGCGAAGTTGCGGAAGGAATGCGCGGCGGCGGCGGATGTTTTGCCGGGGGCTTGGAACTACGCGGCGGGCTTTTTGCGGAACAAGCGCGGGGTGGCGATCGAGGATTGTCCGGATAGGGATTTGTGGCATGCGGTGTTTATGATCCGCCGCAGGGCGGCGCAGTTGCGGCGCAAACGGAAGATGACAACGGAACGAACGGAACGAACGGAAGGGACGGAAAATTAAAACGATCGACTATAAAGGCCGCCGCAGAAAAAAATGCCGGGTTTGTGGGGCTCGGTTTTTCGATGAGAGTCCGGGTAATCAGGCGGGAACGTGCGGCAAGGAGAGTTGTCGGAGCGAGTGGAGGCGGCGGTATAATGCGGCCTATTGCAAGTCGATCGCGAAACGAAAACGGGCTGTGCCGATGGAAAGTGAACGGCGGTGCTGGTGGACGAAGCCAAAGTTTTTTGTGGGGACGTTGCCGAATCCGGCGAGTCCGTTTTTATCGGATGTGGAACGGAAGGCGGCGGCCACGGCGCGGGCTCAGGCGCAGGCGGGGTTAAGACTGGAGGACTAAAATGAAGCCTATCGATTACCGCAATGCGACGTTCGACTCGATCAAGGGGCTGATTGTGGGGCAGCGCCTGCGGGTCTATGACGGGTATCGCGGGCACGGGCCTTGCACTACGCGGGAGCTTTCGCAACTGTTGCAGATGTCGGTTTTATCGGTCCGGCCGCGGACGGTGGAATTGGTTGAATTGGATTTGTTGGTTTGCGTGGCGCGGGGCAAGGAGGATGGGCACGAGGGGGTATATGCGGTTGTGCCCTGGGATTTGGCCAGGAATGTTTTCGAGGACAAAAAAAAGGAGGCGACGCATTATGAGCAAAGGCAATTGCTCTAAAACCAAAAGCGGAGCGCAAAAATTAACGGGCAGCCGGCGCGGATTGGGACGGCGCGGCAGGGACGCCGCGCCCCACCTAAAACAGAGCATTGTTACCATACAGACGTTGCCGGGGTTATCGGTTGCGGTGCCTGAAGAAAAAATTGAGATGAACACTGCGCCGCGGTTGAACCTTCAGGCGCGGCTGCGTCAGGCGACGCGGCCGGAGTTCGTGGAGTTGGCGCCGGGCAAGTGGGTGCCGAATCCGGAGTGTCAGAGGGCGGAGGTCGGCGGGCAATCGGAATACACGCTGGCGCGGTGGGCGAAAAACGCGGATGGGACATTCTCCCCTATCCCGTTCACGGAGCGGATGGTGCGTGTGGATTTGCGGGTGCTGCAGTACCTGGGGTTCAAGCGTCAGAACCATACGCTGACGCGCCTGGCTACGGCCGGGTTTATCGAGATGGTGAAGATTGCGCCAGGGACATGGTTTCTGAATTTGAACAGTTTGTATAATCACATGGCGCGCTGCGCGGAGAATCCGGAGTTTTGGGATAAGGGGAAGGGGAATTTTGAGGAGTATAAGAAGGCAATTTAGTGAGTTAGCGATTCAGTGATTTAGCGATTTAAGATTAGGGAGGCATCATGAAAACGTTGAGCATCAGGCAGCCGTGGGCATGGTTGGTTGTGAATGGGTGGAAGAATATCGAGAACTGCGAGCGCCGGTTTTCGCATCGCGGACCGTTGTTGATCCATGCGGCGGCCTGGATGACGCCGGCGGACTACGAGGCATGCAGGATCTTTGTGGATGGGATCTGCGATGACCTGGCGCTGCCGGCAATGGAGGAGCTGCCGCGTGGCGGAATTGTCGGCGAGGTCGTTGTGTGTGACTGCGGCGATCAACATAATAGCCCGTGGTTTAGTGGGACGCATGGGCTTGTGCTTGATGAGGCTTGCCGGTGCGATTTTATCAAATGGCGCGGGATGCCTGGGTTGTTCGATGTGCCGATTCGTTCGATGGAGAACACGTTTGCTCCGACGCGCCCAAGCTGCGAGGTATGCGGGCATTCCATGTTGCAGGCTATGGTCGGCGGGAAAGATGTCTGGCGTTGCCCAAATCAAGATTGCGATATGGTCCGAACGTTCAAAGCGCAGAACACCCGGCTTGACCGGCAGGAGGACCGCCAATGACGAACGACGGCACAAACACCGCAGCCGGGCCGACTGTACGGTCGGAGCCTTTGTTGGACGATAGAACCCCGACATGCGTGGTGTGCGGCAATAGTTTGGAATGGGTAGAATGCGACGTGTGTGATTCGGATGGTTTTGTCGATCACGATTGCGGCGAGGATTGCTGCTGTTGCGCCGATCCTGAACCAAATGTGATTTGTGGCCAGTGCGACGGTAAAGGTGGATGGTGGCAATGTTATTCATGTACGTCCAACAACGTAATAACAGCAACTGACCCATGCAAAGCCTAATTCCATACATCGGCGGCAAGCACAGGCTCGTGGGGCAGATTGCGAAGCACCTGCTTGCCACGGGGGCGGATGTGTTGGTCGATGTGTTTGGTGGGTCGGGGGCGGTGATGCTGAACGCGGGGTTTGAGAAGCGGATTTACAATGACATTTCCGGGGATCTGGTTTGTTTGATGCGGGTGATGGCGCATCCGGTGCTGCGGCAACAGTTGTTCAAGCGGTTGCGGTGGACGCCGCCTTCGCGGGAGATCTTTGATGAGCTGCGGCTGGGGTTTGGGCGGAATTGCTATTCGTTCAAATATTTAATGCCGGACCATATTGGCCGGGCGGCGGCGACGTTTTATCTTCACCAGTTTTCGTTTGGGGGCAAGGGGCGATCGGGCGGGATGTCGGTTAGTGTTGGCGATCGGCCGTCGATTAAAGAGGTGGGGCGGTATAATCTGAAGCTGCGCGCGCTGGCGAAGATCGGCGAATATATGCGGCACACGGTGATCGAGCATCTTGACTATCGGGAGTGCATCAGTCTGTATGACAAAATCAATTGTGTGCTGTTCTGCGATCCGCCTTATATCGGCACGGAGAAATATTACTGCCATCATTTTAGTCATGCGGACCATGTGATGCTGGCGAAGTATTTGGAGATGAGCAAGGCTGCTGTTGTGCTGACTTATTATGATGAGCCTTTGATCCGGGAGTTGTATCCGGAGACGGGGTGGACGTGGCATAGGATTGAGGCGACGAAGAATAGTCAGTTTAGAGGGGGGCAGAAGGTTAAGATGGCGGAGTTTGTGATTTGTAAGAGGGCTGACTTTGCTACGCGCGTCGACGCACTGAGCGGAACATAATGGAGGGAGGCGACTATGGAATGCCCTTGTCCGATGGACCACAGGATTGTGGAGGCGGTGAATGCCTGGTCGCAGACCAGCGAAGCGGGCGCCAGGCAGACGGCCTGGTGCGTGGTGGTGGACTTGATGAACCGGAAGGTTTGGGAGATGCAGCTGGCGTTGATGCCGCAGCGGACAAGAGAAGATCCGCAAACGCCCAACGCTCCCACGTCGCCCCGCAGCGGGGCAAGTGGCCACTTGGCTGCCGACGTGGAACGTCCAACACTGAACGCACAATGTAAGATAATTGAAGCAAGCCAGCCGCCATATTGACCATGAAATCCGTATCAAATATTCCGGGCCGTCGTCTGTCCTCGCCAGGATGCCCTACGATTGGCGATCTCTGGGGGAATTTTCCCGGAGTCATCAACCCCCGCGGGATGGGGGGATCGTCGTTTTGCGAAGGTTCGCGGATAGGTGGCGGGGCTGGGGTTGATTTGGTCAGAATGTTAAGTAAAATTTTTTTAAGGATAGACCATGAAAACCACGGAAAAGGGTGAAACCAGGACCGCAGCCGAAAAATGGCAACGGATGAAGAATCCGAGTCACCCCGAAGATTGGGGCCTCACGCTTAGCGAGTCGGAAATGCGCAGTTTTCCGGAAGGCCGCGCAATTCTTTGCCGTTTCCGGCGCGATCAAAGACTCGCAATCCGTATGGGCGTGACAATGGCAACCCTTGGTTTCTGCTTCAGCGAACAAATCGCGATATTACGTCAACGAGTTTGCCAGCATAATTTTCTTACATTGGACGTTGAGCGTTGAACGTTGGAAGTTTGCTTATGCCTTCATTTCTTACAGAGCCGGTTCCCCACTCCGAAGCAATGGCCTTCATCGCCGGCAAGCCGGCGGTGGTCAAGGATGTCTTTGCGCGGATGATTCCGGAAATCCAGGCGCGGGCGTTTACGATCACGGGGGTCGAGGGCGTGAATGTGCTGCAGACGGTCCGCGACAGGCTCGCGGAATTGCCGGCGGGTGGGGACTGGAATGAGCTAAAACACCAAATCGTCGATGATATTTCGCCTTGGCTGGTGAATCCGGATGCGGATCCGGAGGAGCGCGATCGGCAGGCGGCGGCCGCCGATCGGCGGGCGGAGCTTTTGCTGCGGACGCATGGGTTTCAGGCTTACCAGGCGGCGCAGTATAATGTGATGGAGCGGCAGAAGGATGTGTTTCCCTACTGGCAATACATGACGATGGAGGATGGGGCGGTGCGCGAGGCGCATGCGGCGTTGGATGGAATCGTATTGCCGGCGGACGATCCGTTCTGGTCGGCGCACTATCCGCCCTGGGACTGGGGATGCCGGTGCCAGGTTGTGCCGATCAGCCAGGATGATTTTGAGGATATTCGGGCGGATGATGAGGATAAGGCGCCGGATGAAAAGCAGATTGTCGAGGGGGCGCGGTATAAGGCTTTGCAGAATGGCAAGCTGATTTTGGGACCGAACAACATCGTTGATGTGCGGTCGCCGGTTGAGAAGGCGGAGGGGGATCCGAAGGCCACGCCCTTCCGTTGGCACCCGGGCGATTTGCGGATTCCGGTGGATGATCTGAAGGCGCGGTATGACGATGCGACTTGGAAAATGTTTGAGGCGTTTGCGCATCGGACGAATATTCCGGGGCTGCAATCGGATGTTTCGATTTTTGAATGGCTGAAGGGGAAGGCGTTGCCGGGGGCGGCGGAGAAGCCGGGTGTGCCGGCGAAGAAGGTGTGGCCAGCGCCAAAGGCGACGGAACCAAAGCCAACGGAACCAAAGCTGACGGAAAACGGAAAGATGAAAGCGCCGGTGCAGCCGGCGGAAACGTATGCTACGACCTTGAAAGAACTGGGGCTGGATAAGAAGGCGGATTGGCAGAGCAGCGATATTCAAAAGCTGATGGCGGCGCTCAAAGAAGATAACCCGGTCAGAGCGGAAGATAAGATCATGGTTGTCAAGGGGGCAGCAAAATCGGGGAATCTTTCGGAAAAGAATTTGACGGCCGCTATGCAGTCCGTGGTGGATTTATTGCCAAAGGACGTGGCCGACATGTTGCCTGCATTAAAAATCCACGTCTCGGAATCGCTTGGAAAAGATATTGCGGGAAGCTATAATCAATTTACACGGACGCTATCGATTTCAAAAGACGCCGTCGGGTCTTCGCCGGCCAAGTTGCAGAAATATATGTGGCATGAAACGATGCACTGGGTTCGCGATCATGGGCCTGAACAGTACAAGGATGAAATCAAGAAGCTGTATCAGAAGCGCACGGTCGGAGAGCCACTGATTACGGAACCGAACACGGGCGCGAAGTACCGGAAGGATCAGTTTTTCGATTGGTATGCGGGGCGGCAATATGCGCATGAACTGGATTCCCTCGGGGAAGGGAAGGAAGTTGCCTCGATGCACTTCGAGTTGTTTGCCTCTCCGATTAAAATGGCGCATTATGCGAACAAGCCGGAATGCCATCTGAAGGAAAACCTCGAGACGGTGCTCTCTGTGTTTTTTAAGAAATCATGAAAACAGTTACCTTAAAAATTACCTTGCCTGATGGGGCGCTTGTGACCTTGACCGGCTCTTATGAGTATGTCCAGGATGAAGCGCCGATCGTTTACACCGGGCCGTCGGAGCGATTGTTGCCGTTCTGGCCGGGGACGGATACATTGCCGGAAGCCATCGAGGGCGGCATGTTGCTCGATCTCGGCAATTCGATGACGCATGCCGGGGTTAAAACCGAAGTTGTGGAATCTGGCGAGTGGAAATATATGATGCCGGATGCTAAAGAAATTGAGTGATTAAGTGAGTTAGTGATTGAGTGATCGAAATCCTAAATCACTGAATCACTGACTCGATAAATCGTGGAGTTTCTTCAGGTGCAAATCACATTTTCAGTCCGCGATAATATTTCGCCGGAGTTGGCGCGATTGGCGGGTCGCCTGGCTAACCGGCGGCCGCTGCTCGAGGCGATGGGGATGCAACTGGTGTCGATGACCAAGCGCGCGTTCAATGACGCCTCGTTGCGCCCTTCTGCCTGGGCGCCTGTGAATAAGGTGGGGCCCAAGAATGCGCCGCTTAAACTTTCCGGGGCGCTCTATCAATCGATCAAGATTTCCAACCTGACGAACGATAGCGTTACGATCAGCTCCGATCGGAAGTATGCGGCGATTCACCAGATGGGCGGGCAGACGAAGGCGCATATCATCCTTCCGAAATATGGCAAGGCGCTTTTCTGGCCTGGTCTTGCGCATCCGGTGAAATCGGTGAAGCATCCGGGCTCGAATATTCCGGCGCGGCCGTTCTTTCCGTTTCGGGCGGATGGTGCGCCGACGGCGACGGCGGTGCATAAGATGGATGCGATCTTGCGGGCGAAACTGCGGGCGATGCTGCCGAAGTGACCGCAACGGAAAACGCCACGTTGGCAGCCAAGTGGCCACTTGCCCTGCCGCAGGGCGACGTGGGAATGACGGAATAACGGAAGCCGATCTTTCTGAGCTCTGACCGCTGACCTCTGATCGCTGACCTCTGCTTTTCCCTCTCTCTTCCCGCCTCCACCGTTGCCAGCGTGGTTAGATATATTTTCCGTTTTCCGCAAGAATTGCGGGCATGAAAACGGAACTGTGTTTTTTCCGAATCTCGAATGGCGGTTTGGCCGCTAAGGATTTTCCTTCCCGTTTAAAGCTTCTGAACTGGGGCGATAATCAATCGCTCAAGGGCGTTGTTCGCGTTGGGGATCTGACGCTCAGCGCGCTGGCCGCCAACCAGAAAGAACTTGGCTTCGATCGGATCGCGCTTGACTACGAGCACAATACCCTCAAAGGCACGGAAGCGTTTAAGGCGGATAAAGAACCCCGCAAAGTGGCGGCATATGGTGTGCCGCGAGTTGTCGCGGGCGACGGGCTGTACTTGGATGAAATCGAGTGGACTCCTTCCGGTCGCGAATTTGCCCGCGAATATATCGATCTCTCGCCGACGCCCCGGCTGACTGCTTCCCGCGAAGTTGATTTTCTGCATTCCGTGGCCCTCTGCCGGCAGGGCGCGGTTGACGACCTCTCGTTTTATTCCGTCGATTTGTCCGAGTCCAAAAACCCTAACAAGGAGAGAACCGTGAAACGTAGTTCCGAACTGCTCGCTCTTTTGGCGCTCAGCGCCGAGGCCACCGATGACCAGGTGGAAGCGGCCTTTGCCGCCCGCATCGTAGCCGATGCCGCCGCTTTGACTGCGCTATCCGCTCAGGTTAAAGACCTCGCCGGCAAACTGACCGCTCTTACCGCGGCCGGTACGGAAAACGGAAAGACGGAAGACGGAAAAAGCCCTGCCGTTATCGCACTCACCGCGAAAGTGGCCGTGCTGGAAGGCAACGTAACTTCGTTTTCGGCGGAGTTGGCCAAGCGGGACCGCGCGGCGCTGGTGGACCAGGCCGGGCGCGAGGGCAAGGTTATTCCGCTGACGGCGGAGCAGATCGCTATCATGCCGATCCCGGTTTTGGGCGACATGATTGCCAAGCTGCCGGTGACTGTGCCGCTGACGGCGCTGACGGTGGACGGGATCCGCGAGAAGGCGATCGGCAACGCGATCGGCAACGCGATCACGGAGAACGATCGGAAGATTGCGGCGGCGTGCGGGGTCAAATTACCGGAGAGCAAGTAGCGCGGCGCTGCTTGCTACGGAAAGACGGAAAACGGAAAGACGGAAAAATCGCAGAGTTGAAACCATAATTCAAGGAGATAGGTCATGTTGAAGTTTCTCAGTTACTTCGATCGAAGCGCGGGGTTCTTGCAGGCGTTGGTGATTGCGGCTGTGTTCCTGCTGGCGTCCGGCGTCTGTCGTCCGGCGTCCGGCTTCGCGGCTGCGCTGACGGACAACCGCGACACGCCGGAGATGCGGCCGGAGAATGTGACGTATTTGACGCAGGGGTCGAACGTCATCTATGCGGGCTCGATCGTGGTGGTGTATTCCAACGGCACGGCGCAGGCGGCGGCGGATACAAACGATGTGAACGTGGTGGGGCGCGCGGAGACGGAGAGCGATAATACCGGCGCGAACTACTTGAGCACGCGGACGATCACCGTAAAGCGCGGCGTATTCCGCTGGGCAAACGGGGACAGTATCTCCGATGCCAACGTGGGCGACATCGTTTATGTGTCCGACGACCAGACGGTGCAGAAGGGCGCGAGCACATATAACATCATTGCCGGCACAGTATCCAAAGTGGATAGCTCCGGGGTCTGGGTGGATACGCATGACCTGGGCGCGCAGGGGGCGAGCACTCCGGCTTCGCTGGCGGTATCCGGCGCGGCCACGGTGGGCGCTACGCTGGGCGTGACCGGGGCGACGACGCTGCGCAGCACCGCAAATATTGCCGGGACTCTGACGGTCACGGGAAATGTTACCGCGGTAGCGAACCAGACGGTTGGCGGGACGCTGGGTGTAACGGGCGTGGCGACCTTGTCTTCGAATCTTGTTGTGTCCGTCAACCAAACCGTTGGCGGGACGTTAGACGTGACTGGCGCCACGATCATCGGCGGGGCGCTGACTGTTACCGGCGCCGTGACGCATGTGGACACACCGGTTTATACGGAGGTATCGACGGCCAGCAATGTTGTGGCCGCTGCTTTGGAAAACCTCCCCGTAGGCGCCACAACCAACGCCGCGTTTCTCAAAGTCACTGTAGGCGCTACGTCCTACGCCGTGCCGATGTACGCTCTTCCTTAACCGTTGAACCGTGAACCGCTGAACCGTCTTAACTTTAACGCAGAGTCATTAACAATTCGGAGAAAAAGACCATGGACATCAATCACGCAAACCTTAGCTCTCTCTTCAAAACCTTCAGCACGGCCTTCCAGGAAGGTCTTGGTGTAGTGCCGTTCGTCGATCTGAAATTCCTTTCCCGGGATTTCCCGTCCACTACGGCATCGAACTTCTACGCCTGGTTGGAGGCGCTGCCCGGCTTCCGGGAATGGCTCGGCCCGCGCGAGTTCAAGAACGTTCGTAGCCAAAACTACGAGATTCCGAACCGCGATTGGGAAGATTCGGTTTCGATGCCGAACAAACACATCAAGGACGACACCTATGGTGTGTACGGTCCCATCACGCAGATGATGGCCGAAGGCTGGCCGCAGCTGTTGATGGAGTTGGTTGTCGAGGTGATCACGCTCAATCCCGTCTGTTTCACCAGCAAGGCGTTGTTTGCGGCCGATCATCCGTATGGCGATGGCAATACGATCTGCAACCTGACTGGCAGCGCATTGAGCGTAACCACGTTCGAGGCGGCCTTTGCGGCGGCGGCCAACTGGAAACTGCCCAATGGCAAGTTGGCGAAGACTCGTTTCACGCATCTGCTGCATGGTCCCAAACTGCGCAGCACCGCGTTTTCGATCGTGGATGCCGAAAAGATCGTATCCGGCGGCGTGCAGGTGGACAACCCCAATCGCAACCGCGCGATACGTGTTGAGTTGCCGGAACTCGCCGGGACATATGACGATTATTGGTATCTGATCGATAGCACGCGGCCAATCAAGCTGGTCGCCCGCCAGATCCGCGAGACGCCCGTCCCGTTGATGGATACGCGTCCGGAACAAGTCGAGCGCACCGGCCAGGTCGATTTCATGGCCAGTGGCCGCGCGGCAGCCGGGCCGACCTTCCCGCATTTGGGATACGCGGGGATCCTGTAAGCAATTCAGTGATTCCCACGTCGGCAACCAAGTGGCCACTTGCCCCGCAGCGGGGCGACGTGGAGTGAGTTAGCGATTGAGTGATTGAAGAAAAATGAACCCCAGAAAAGGGAGGGGCGCCCGGAGCGAAAAAACGGGCGTCCCTTCCGCGAGGGACTATGAGCGAAAAAACCATTTTCGATGTGATCGTGCTGGTCCAGGACGGGAAGGTTGTCGATGTGCCGGCGAGCGATAACTACCAGGTGCATCCGGCCGATCTCCCTGGGATTCTGAAGATCGATAGCCAGGCCGTGCTCCGCGAGTTACGGGCGGCCTATCCGAAGTGCGCGTTCAATTGGTTTGCCGAGCCGGTGCCGAAGGCGGCAACGGAAGCGCCCCAGGGCGACGGAACAACGGAAGCGCCCCAGGGCGACGGAAAAACGGAAGGGACGGAAACGCCCAAGGGCGACGGAACGACGGAAGGGACGGAAGAAACGGAAAAGCGGCAGGATGCCGCTTCCACTATTTTGGAACCTGCGGCGGAAGAGCCCGCCCGGGTCGCTCCGCCCACCGACGGCGAACCTCAGCCCGATCGGGCCGAGCCGCCGGCCGCAATCGATCAGCCCGACCAAACCGCGCCCGGCAAAAAACGCAAGCAAAAATAGGGACACGCAAACATGAAATCTTTCATTCGGCGTTGGGCGTTCGGAGTTGGATGTTGGGCGTTTGCTTCTCTCCTATCCGCGTCGGATGCCGTCGAGCCCGCGGCTGTGGCGGTCACCAGTCTGCGCGGCGAGGCCATCCTTGCCGTCTCTCAATCCTCCTTCTTTGAGGGCACTACGCTGAGGCTGACCAACTGCGTCCTTTATGCCGGGACGACGACTAACTCGGCCCGGCAAGGTTTGACGGACGTCAGCATCGACGTCCGCGTAGGAAGTCTCACCACCAATGTGCCGTATGTGGGCGCGGTTGCCTCCGCTACCAACGGCACCTGGTGGTGTGATATTTCGGTGCCCACGAACGTTTCGTCTTGCTACCTGCAGGTCAAGCTGACGGATAGCACGACGAACGTTTACATATACCCGTGGAAGAGCATCAATATTTCGCAGCCTCTGGATTGAGTTTTTTTCTTAACCGTTGAACCGTGAACCGTTGAACCTCTTAACCCGTGAGGAAACATGAGCACTGCTTATAAATGCAATCTGACTGACCAGGTGATGACCGAGGGCGCGGGAATCAAGCGCCTGCTGGTAGATGTGGGCAACCTGCGTTTTATCGTTGTTCCGCAATGCAAGAATGCCAAGGGCCAATTCGAGCAGGGCGATTTGTGCCCGGCTGCGGCCGAGAAGATCAAGGCGGCGCTCTTGGCGCTCAAGCCGAAGGCTTGATAGTGGACGCGGCTTCCAGCCGCGTATTGTTTTGGATAAAGCGGCAGGATGCCGCTTCTACTACTGAGAGAAACGCGCAATGTCGTATGCTTCCCAAGATGATTTAAAGGGATTGATCCCGCCGGACTTCATGACCCAGGCGCTGGATGACAACGGCGATGGGCAGGAAGATGCCGGAGTGTTCGATGCTATCGCCCTGGGCGTCCAGGAGGACATTGACGGGCCACTGGGCAGCGTATACCGCGTTCCGTTCGCGGTGCCCTTGCCGAGCATCATCCACTCGATTGCCAAGGTCCTGACGTGCGAGGCGCTGTTTAAGCGCCGGCAGGTTCCCGACAACCTGAATCCCTGGGTAAAGCCGGCCAGCGATGCCCGGGCGACGATCAAGCGCCTGGTCGTCGGCGATGAATTTTTGCCGGGGCTGACAAAGACCAGCCCCGCGCCGGCGCTGATCTCCGAACCGGCAAAAACAACGAGCACGTCGGGGCGACTAATGAATTAAATCGCTGAATCACTGAATCGCTAAATCTCTAAATTTCTTCCCATGAACGCTTATTCTCCGGCTCAACTTTTATCCCTCTACGATGCCGACCTGAAAGTGTGGGCCTCGGCGAACAAGGCGGCGATGTCGATCGCAAAGGATCCCTGGAACGTTCTGGAACTTTTGTGCGCCACGCCGGTAGGGCTGAAGTTGATTTTGCACTGGGCGGGGGACGATAACCTGGGAGACCAGGAAGAAGCATTTGGCTCGAACAACAAGATCGAAATGACGCTGGGGTATAACATGGGACTGACGGCCCACCCCGATCAGGCGCTGCTCACGGCGCAGCCCAACCGCCCGGCGTTGTTGACGCTGATTAACACCGTGCGCGAGCGGGTGCTCTCGCTATGCGTTACCGACGCCGAGACGGATGTCGAACTCTCCGCGCGCTATGCCGGGTGCGAGACGGTGACGACGCCCGAGGGCGTGCCCCTGGCGGCCTATAAACTGAAATTCGAGTTCGATGCCGCGTTCCCGGATTACGATATGCGCGCAGCGGTTGTGTGATTCGGCCGATAAACAAAACACCGGAGGCTTTAAAATGTCTACAGCAAAAATCAAGGGCAGGCAGGTAATATGGGGCATTGTCCCCGGCTCAGGCGATACGCACTCGGCAGGAATCATGACGCGCATCGGTCGCAAGAAAGCCAGTGAAAACGCGTTTGTATACGACAACGAGGGCTTCACGATCACGCAGATTTTCTTTGACGACACTGACGAAGTTTCGGTCGACCTGATGTGCGAGACCGCGACCGAACAACCCGATGACGGTGACGACGTGACGATTGCCGGCGTCGCGGCCTTGGTGCAGTCCTCCGAGGTTCTCTGGGAACAAAAGGCCGTAAAGAAACTGAACATCATTGCCAAGAAGTTTGTGAACCTGGTGGAAGCCTGAAGAAATTTAACGATTTAGCGATTCAGTGATTGAGTGATTTCCGCGTCGGCAACCAAGCGGCCACTTGCCCCGCTGCGGGGCGACGTGGCAATCTCTGAATCGTCGAATCACTCAATCACTCAATTTCTTGTGGGGGGCAACATGGCAAAAAACCCTAAACTTGTGGTAGACGCGTTCGTTCCGGACGCGCTCAAGATCGGCAACATCGTGCTGCGGCCGATAACCATGGGCACGATCCTTGTCCTGGAAAAACTCGATTGTCCATTGACGGACGATAACGCCATCGCGGCCGCAAAAAAGAACAAGGGGAAATTCGCGGCCAACCTTTCCAACGATGACGTCGCCCGGCTCGTTTTTGTTCTCACGCATTCCGCCCAGGATAGCCTCGCCCTGCTGCAAGTGAGCCGGGATGTATTCGATCGGGCCGTGTATGACTATCTGGACCGCATCGAGGTGCGCGATATGCCGGTCCTGGGCGGGTTGATTACCGGGCATTTCCAGAACGCTTTCAGCACCGTCATCGGCGGCGCGGACGCGGTTCAAAAAAAAACGGAAAGCGCGACCCCTGGGCCGACCTGATTGACTGCGGCAATGACCACGGCTTAGGCTGGTCTTTGATCCTGATCGATACTCTGCTGGCTGAATATAAGTGGTCCTTGGATTTTGTTCTTTGGGTGCTGCCTCTTCAGCAAGCCTTCGCCTTTTATTCCGCGATCGGCGCCCGCTATGAGGTGGCGCCCAAAGGTCCCACCTATGCCGAGCAGGAAGTTATTGCAAAGCATTTTAAGAAGAGGTCAGAGATTCGGAAGAGGTCAGCGGTCAGAGGTCAGAGATCAGTTGTCAAAAAACATCCGCAATCAAAAATCCGCAATCCGAAATTCCGATGAATCTTGCCGCCACAATGTCTTTGAATGCCGCGCCGTTCTCCTCCAGCCTGGCGCAGGCCCGGGCGGGGCTCTCCGGGCTGACAGGCGGGATTGCCGGCATGCTTGGACCGTTGGCCGGCTTGGCCGGCGTCGGGCTCTCCGTGGCCGGTGTGTTTTCCGGGCTCAAAAACTCGCTCGATCTCGGGGATCAACTCTACAATCTCTCGAAGCGCACGGGGGAAAGCATCGACAACCTGCAGGTGCTGCAGACGGCGTTCGACGATACCGGAGTGGGCGCGGATAGCGTTGGGCAGACGATTACCATGCTGCAAAAAGCGCTTACCGGCGTTTCGGAAAGTGGCGAGCCAACCAATAAAGCGTTTGGCCGGCTGGGTCTGACGATCGATGGCCTCAAAAAAATGAACCCGACCGATCAACTCACTGCGATCGGCAAGGCGGTGATGAAGATCAAGGATCCGGCCGAACAAACCGGAATTGCCATGCAAATCTTTGGCCGCTCCGGAGCGGCAATGAAACAATTCTTCGCGGATCCCGGCGCGATCGAGGCGGCCCGGCGCAGTCTCGGCTCGATGCCGGAAGTCCTCGAACGCAGCGCCGCGCTCTTCGACCAGGTGGGCGATGGTTTTGCCCACCTAAAAACCAAGATGGGCGGCTTGTTCGTCGGCATCATGGACCAACTGGCTCCGCAGATCGCGCCGCTTATGGAGGAGATCGACAAGATCGATTTCACCAAGTGGGGGCAGCAGATCGGCGCGGCCTTGGCGATTTTTGTGGAGGCGTTTAAGGAGGGGAAAATCGGGGAATTGCTGGCGCTATCGCTTAAGATCGGCATTGGCGAAGGCATGAATTTTCTGATGGGCACCTTGAATGGCACCATGACTGCGTTCATGACGGCATTGTCGGATCCAGCGATCTGGAAGGGCCTCGGTAATTCCATTCTTGGCATCCTGATGCAGCTCGGGGCGGGATTGATCACGGTATTTGCCAAGCCGCTCACCATCCTGCAGGCCGGTATGGACTGGATCATCCAGCAGCTCTATGCCGGCATTGCGAAGATCCCGGGCGTGGGCGGCATGCTTGGCCTCAATGGCTTTAAGGCTGAGTCATTTTCATCGTTACTCGCCGGCCGCGAAAAGGAAGGCACATTTTTAACCAACCAGGCCGCAGATGCAAAAAATCTCGGGGCGCAGTTTGTGGATGCCGGGCTCGCTCAGATTCGCGCCGGTTCGCCGGCAATCAAGGATGCGTATAAAATCGGCTTTGAAGACCTTGGGAATGCGATCGATATGAGCGGCGCCAAGGCCCAGCTCGCCGATCTGGCCGGCGGCCTGCTCGCCGGCGCCGATGCCGCCGCCTCGACCATGCGCAGCACCGCCGAAGCCGTGAGCGGCGCTGGCGGCGGCCTGGCCGCCCTCGGCAAGGCCGATAAGATCGAGGCTCCCGATAAGTGGGCCAAGCTCGGCATGTTCATCGGCGGCGCCGGCGGCCCCAGCGTGGACTACGCCAGGCGCGCGGCCGTGGCAGGCGAGCAGATGGTCAAGGGGATCAAACGCGTCGAGGATAAAATCAAGCCGGGCGTTGGCGCGGCCGTATGGGCCAGTTGAAATTGAGTGATTCAGTGAGTTAGTGATTAAGCGATTGCCGACCAGCAGTCGTGGGATCAATCACTGAATCACTGAATCGCTAAGTCTCTAAATTTCTTAAAAAATCACTGAATCGCTAAATCATGAAATCTCCATTGTGGCGCGGCAGCAAAGAAATCACCGAAGCCCCGGATTCCCCAAAGTGGGACTTTCAGCTCGAGGACACCATCTGCGTCCGCGTCTTCTACGGCCCCTACGCCACGTGCCTGGCTAAAAAGCCGTTGAACAACCAGAAGATGAATGACGTCGGCATGTACGTGGTCAACGTCAAGGTTAACAAGCAGGCCGGGGGCAAAGGCGAGATGATCGTTACCCTGGGGCAATATGCAGGATTCACTACGGGCCTGACCGCCGGCGTTCCCGCCAAAGTCGAACGCGATTATATCGCTACCGATCGCAAGCTCGAAGCGCATCCCCGCTATGCCTATAACGAGACCGGCGCCGTGGGCGCAAAAGAACTATCCATGCTCGACCTGGTACAACTAAAAAAATGGGAAGATGAAAGCAACTCCGCCTTGCGCGCGGCCTTCAAATTCACGGATGGCACCGAAAAAACGCTCAGCGAAAATGCGCAAGACTTTGCCAGGAAGAAACTGAAAGGGCAGGACTCGTACACCGTCTACGTGCCCGTGTTGCGCCGGACAAGCACCTGGAATGTCGCCCCCCCTGGGGAAACCTGCGGGAAGCGCATTGAGGCATCGGCGCTGCCCGCAGATATAAAAGCGCTTGCTCCAGCCGGCTACGCCTGGTTGAAAACAGCAGATCGCAGCCCCCAGAGCGGACGCAGCGGCAGATACGAGCGCTTCGAGGAGTGGACCGGCTTCGATTCGATCGACGCGGACATTTATACTTGAAAAAATTGAGTGAGTCAGTGATTGAGTGATTCAGAGATTTGGGATTTCAATCGATCAAGCACTGATTCAGATCGGATTTCAATCGCTCCACGTCGCCCCGCTGCGGGGCAAGTGGCCACTTGGTTGCCGACGTGGAAATCACTAAATCGCTAAATCACTGAATTTCTTCCAATGAAATTGCCCGACTATCCCGTACCCGGCAAACCCGTAGAAGCCTCCTGGGGCCGCCAGATCGTAGACTATCTGCGCTCGATCACCCCGCGGTCATCCGCCGACATCCTGGTAAAAACCACTGCCAACGGCACAACCTTCGAGCCTTTTGCCCGTTCCGGATCCGGCGCGGCCGCCGGCGGCATCGATTTCGATTTTGTCTTCGTTGGCGGCGTAAAATATGCCGTAACCGCCGCGCGCACCTCAAACTACCTGCAGGTCAACGCCAACGGCACAACCGAGTGGGTACCCGCAATGCCCGACATCATGCCCACCGGCTCAGAAGTTTACGACGTGACAAAAAACCATATTCATTTGCCCGGCGAAACCGCAGGCAATTCTTAAATCGCTAAATCACTGAATCGCTAAATCACTGAATTTCCTCCAATGAGCATTGCCACACAAGCCCTACGCTACGGCTGGGTCGCCCTTGCCGGCCTTGCCATCACCGGCGGTACGATCTTCGTACAAAACAACACATCGCGCCGGATCACTCCGGCGACGCGCATAGAAATCATCCTCGGCACGGTCGAGCGCGGATTGGTGACGAAATGGCAGGATGCGTATACGAACATCTGGACATCGCAATATGCGAATATCGTCTATACGGATTATTATCCGGCCGCATACCTCGTTGCGCCGCCTGATTTTGTGAGGACATGGTATTCCAATTCCTATGTAACTCAGGTTGTGGACGGTGTGACCAGCATAGTCGCCGTGCTGCATTCTGAACTCAAAACCAACGCGATCAACTGGCGCGATGATTATTCCATGAAAGTCGCATTGGATAATACAATCAAAGCATTTCCTCCAGCCTATCTGGACACAAATACTGTTTTCGATGGATCGAGCAACATTGCGATGTTGACCGTGACTGGCCTTTGGACGGCTCTGGCGATCGGCGATGGAACCAACCAGTTCACCCGCGTTCCGTGTTGGACTAACAACGTGGGCCAAACCAATTGCACGACGAACGCCGCAACTTATGGCCCCTGGGATTGGCGTAATTACGTGTTGCCCTGGCAGGAGCGCTTTAAGGTTTTGCATGCCGCGAAGGCCACAACCCGCAGCGTCCGCGTCAAGGGCCACCGCTTAACCAGCTCCTACCAGTATAGTGTCTTCGGCGAAACCAGCACTACCGAACAGATCTACGCCCAGATGGAAACGCACTTCAACGCAATGCTGGCGGAAGTGCAATCCGATTCCTCTTACGTCACCAATGGCGCCGCCCCCAACGGCAACAGCAATTACTGGAACGGTGGTTATAGCTGGAGTTGCTCGTTGATCGACGAACAGGCAACTGCTGTCTCGAAGTATTTCAAAGGCGCGTACCGTAGCACGTGGTCGGATTTCTTTCAGTTTTATACATACGATCTGATCCGTCTTGATCGCATCGCTGTCTTTGATTCAACGATTCCGACGAACGTCGCTTCTCGACTGGATTTATACGTTTATCCAACCGAACCATCCTGGTTTGATTATGTGGCCTATGATCATTATGCGCCAGTGAATCCCGGGCCAACAGCCTTTAGTAATCCCGGAAAAATATGGCTCACAAACCGCTATAATTTAGCCAGCTCTTCGGCGGTCACGAATGGACGCGCTATAAGCCCTCTGATTTTCGCGGATACCGCGCCGATAGCCACCAATATCGTATTTGGTTGCACTATCCAGCTGTTACCCGTCTTCGATTGGAATTTCGCTTATTGCACTAACAAGTTCTGGTAGCCGCCCAGTCCACCGTGGCCATCGCGCATAGCGACCGCCTGGCCGCATCTGGCATAGTTTGTCCGAAATCTTAAATCACTCAATCACTGAATCGCTAAATCGGTGAATTTCTTATGACTACCTGGAACCGCACCGCAGATTTCTACGTCGACGTCGACGCCGGCGGCAACCCGCCTCTCCTCGACGGCAAGACAAGTACAAAACTCAACCTGGCCCCCTGTTTTATCCAGGCCGATAAATTCCCGCTCCGCCTTTTTTTCCGCAAAAAGGCCGCAACAACCGGCGGCGCTTCCGCAGCCGTCCAGCACGATCCCAGCGACAACATCGTTTTCGCCTGCAAAAAAACCGCCGACCTAACCGGCACGGTTCTGCTTTTCTCCGTTACCGGCTTCACCCTCGAAGGCGAAGAAGATGACATCTGCTATCAAGCCGTGCTCGATCTCGATACCCCCGCCATGCGCACCGCCATGGCCTCCCAGACAACCCCGCTTGCCGTCCGGATCGACATCGAGGTGCAGAACGCCGATAACACCGAGCGCGCCACATTCCAGTTCGATGCCACGATAAGAAAGCAAGTCTACAACGGAGAGGCTGTCCCGTCGCCCAGCGCCCCCCTCTATCCCGCTCCCAATCAGCTGATGCTCAAACACGCCGATGGCGCCAGCATCATTTTTTCCGAGGGCAAACATGCATATCTATATTGCGCGGAAACCGGCCTATTCCACCCCCTAACCGCTAAACTCGTCGACGGCCACGTCGTTCTCGCCACCGACGACACAGGAGTCCTCAACCCATGATCACCTTTTTTCTTAAGGTAGGGACCAGCCTCCGGCTGGTCCGTCTTCTCTTCGTCTTAGCCGTTCTGTCCTCCGTCCTCTGTCGTCCGTCGTCTGTCTTCGCCGCCCTGGAGATCCAAAACGCCCCCGCCACGAACATCCAACGCCTCTCCGCCGCCTTCTGCGCCACGCTCGTTGCAACCAACGGCACCGGAACAAACCCCGTCCTAACCGTCTTCTACGATGTATCCGAGCCCACCAATCCAACAACTCCCTCAGCCTGGTCATACAGCAACGTCGTTGGCCAGGCTAACACCGGCGCCGTCAGCACAAATATTGCCGGCCTATTGCCCGCCCAGCAATACTACTTCACCTGGCAGGCCATCGAGGGCACGTCAACAGCCTGGTCCGCGTCCACCACAAACTTTTTCACCGCCGCCGGCGCCCCCACCTCGATGCCCGCCATCGACGGCTATTTTCTGCGCGTCGACACAAACGGCAACCTGCAAGCCCCCACGAATTTCTTTTTAATCAACCTTGCCCTTCTGCAGACCGCCGGCATCTATGGCCCTTACGCCGCCCCACAGACGCTCGATATGGGAACCAACGGCATAACCCTTGCCGGCATTACGCGGATCAACTGGCCCGAGCACGGAACGAACGATCTGACCGAATGGTCCCTCTACGAAGCCTCGCATACCGTCGACGCCGGGACCCAGGCCGTCGTGATCGGCGGCGTCAGCCGAACCAACTGGCCCGTCGACGCCACAGAAGTCGGCTCCAACAACGCCGCCCTCGGAATCCGCGTTACCGCCCTCGAATCCAATGTGACCTCTCTCTCAACCAGCGTCAGCGCCCTGGCCGACTCCGCTCCGGAATGGGCCACGTATACCTGGATCGAATCCCAGGGATATAACACCGAGACCAATTTTGACTACCGCTACAGCGCCCTCAACCACCTGCACACCGGCGTCTATTCCCCAACAAACCACACCCACTCCTGGACAAACCAATTCTCCCCGACCAATCACCTCCATGAACTCGACTATCTCCGCCGGCCGCTCACAGTCGAGACCAATGCCTCGACCAACTGGGTCGTTTTCTTCGACGGCACAAACTCCGCCGGCGGAGTAAAAACCCGTCTCGCCGCCCCCTGGGCAGGCAATGTAACCAACTGGGAAACCATCGGCGTAATCACCAGCGAGGTCGTAGTCCCCAAGCTGTCGATCGGCAGCAACGTCCTAACCCGCCCGGAATTGCTGAATATCAAAGGCGAATCCAAAGCCCGCGCCCAGTTTTCTATCGATGGGGGCATCATGACCTCCAACCAGGTCAGTCATGTAGCAACCGAATTTTCTCAACAACCCTTAGCGTTTTCCGGGACGTACTCGAATATACTATGGGAGACTACGACCCTCACGAATGTTTGTGGCACGAATAGTTACGCCGAAGCTTATATGTATTTGCTCGGAATTAATCCCGGACAAAGTAAAATCCTGCGGTGCGGTGGATGGGGCCTTGCTATTCCACTGTCCGCGACCATCGTAGGGATCAAAATTACCGTCGAGTGGATTTTTGGAAGAGTTGGACTCAGCTCTGGTCCGGCGGAAGTGCGCGCGAGAATTTGGAACAACGGATTTACCGGTATTACTTACTCTGCCTATTCTCCGAATAACGGTTTTTGGAAAACGAACGAGTTAGGCGATGATCACACCATCGGCCTAAATTCCTTGACTCCCGCCGAAGTTAATTCTCCCGACTTTTGCGTTGATTTATGGTTGTACGATGAAAAAATAAACAGCGACACAACATCGAAAGCCCGCGCCCTCACCCTCACCGTCTACTACACCCTCGACGAATACCCCTGGACAATCGGCGTCGATTCCGACGCCGCCTTCACTCTCAAAAATGAGCGCACCGGCGAAATCGTCCAGCGCTGGGACACCAACACAACAATCGATCTCTCCGCCCACCTGGCCGACACAAATAACCCTCATCAGGTCACCCCCACCCAGATCGGCGCCTCCACTGGCACCCCAATCTACGCCGAGACCGACCCGCTCTTCGCCGCATCGGTCGCGTCTGGCATTACGTCCGCAGATACAAACCGATGGAATACCGCAGCCAGCGACGCGTCCGCAGCGACAACCAGCGTTGCGGAAATTCAAGCCTGGCCGACAAATGACTGGGCAACCAGCGGCGCGACGAATATCGTCGCCGGCAATTCCGACTCCTACAACGCCGCCACGCGCACCTTGACCTGGGACACGAATGCGGCCGGCGGCGGAGTTGGCACCATCACGAACGTTAAATCTTCGGATTCCAGCGTAGCCGTCATAGAAGGCGGCGGTCCCGAGCCAGATTTGAGCGTTACCGGCTACGTCCAGGGCGTCGTCGCTGCCTATGTCCCCACTAACGACCCCGCCTATCTTAATATGGAAACCAACAGCATCGCCCTCCACCCCGGCACAAACATGCAATTCCGTCTCGAGGGTACAAACGCCTGGCTCGACGCCACCCCATCAAACGGCTTGTTTTATCTTTCCTCGACGCATAGACTCGCAGTCACAAACAGCAATTTCCAACTCCAATATTTCGGAGGCGCCACATGGTCAAATATCGCCACATTCTCCCCATAATTCTGCTTTCCGTCTTTTCCGTTTTCCCGTTTTCCGTCGCCCAGAGCGCCGACTGGTATGTGGCCACCAACGGCGCCGGCGCGGGGACGAACGGCTGGGCGGATGCCACGAACTCGCTGCAAGGCGCGATCGCGGGATGCGCGTCTGGGTCAACCGTCTGGGTTAGCAACGGCGTTTACGTCGTCAACCTGACCGTTGGCGCGGGCGTGACCGCGCGGAGCATCGACAACAATCCGGCAAGCGTGATTCTGGATGGGAATGCGGCGGGGCGGGTGGTTTCTAATACCGCGAATAGTTGGCTAATCGGGTGTACGATAACGAACGGACTATTATCGTTGTCGGAGGGTGCGGGAGTCTGGAAAGGCATGGTATCCAATTGCGTAATTGTCGCAAATAAAATAATCGGAAATATATACGGCGGTGGCGGTGGTGGTGTTAGCGAATGTGCTGTTTTTAACAGCAGTATTGTTGGGAACATAATTTCAAATGTATCAGGAGCTGGTAGCGATGGTAGCGGGAGTTATAACTCTGCTGTGCGGGATTCTGTTATTAGCAATAATATTGCTTTCGGACCTGATGTTAACGGTGCTGGTGCTGGCATGAGTAGCTTATTGAGATGTACGATAAGAAACAATTCTTCGATGGGGGGTAAGGGAGGAGGGTTGGTTTTTGGAAATGCAACAAATTGTTCGTTCGTTTCAAATTATGCCAACGCTAACGGCGGAGGTAGTTTTGGATCAGTTCTTTATAATTGTTTGCTTGTAAATAATACAACCGATGGAGGAGGAGGAGCGTCTCGCGAGGACGATCTTTTTAATTGCTCCGTGTACAGCAATTCGGCGACTGGTAGTGGCGGAGGCGTATACGGCTCTGATCTTTTGAATACCATTTCTTTTGAGAACAACAAAAGTGATTTTATAATGGAAGGTATTTCAGGATCTGAGGCTTATTCCTGCGGCATTGGCTACACCGGCACAGGATCAATCACCAATAACCCCCTCTTCGTCTCCTCTTCAGACTTCCGCCTCCAGTCCACCTCCCCCTGCATCAACACAGGCACGAATGGCGCATGGACGTTTAGCACAATCGACCTCGATGGAAATCTACGCATTTGGCCCAGTAACGGCCAAGCAGATATGGGCGCCTACGAATACGGCAGCCAGCCAAGTTACCCCCCGGCCGGCACCGTCATAATCTTCCGTACCCGCAGCCTTAGCAAGGTAGTAAGCTCAAATTTCAACAACATCAGGGGAAAAATCCAATGACCTCAAAAATCGCCCTTTTTCTCGCGCTTCTTTCCACTGCCACGGCCGCCCTCGCCGGCTCCATGTCCAACAATGCCGTCATAACTGACTCCATCACCCTGGGCACAAACGCACCCAAAACCAACTGGCTGGGCATCGGGACCACCGCAGGTACCGCCTATGACGGCGCCGCCGGCGCCGCCGCCAGCAACCAAGCCGCCGCCGCCCTCCCGCGCTCCGGCGGCTCAATGACTGGAAACATCGCAACGGGAACAAACTGGGTTAGTGGGGACGGTGATGACGAAGGCATCTTCATTTCGTCTCTCGGCCTGGTCGGTATCGGCACGACTAACCCGGCTTCCGTATTGCACATTCGATCAGGCTCCGAAGAAATCGCTACGAACCTCCTATCCACGGACAAAATAATTCTCAGCGGTGACAACGTCGCCGCCGGCATGTCGGTTTTTGTTGCCGCGTCCGGATCGATCGGAACTCGCGGCGTATATTCCTGCCTCCGTGCCCGTGGCACTCTCGCCGCGCCCGAGTCAGTCACAAACACCGATTTCGTGTTTTCCCTCCTTGGTCGGGCCTACGATGGTTATGGCGTCCGCGCAAATGGCGATATAACGATGTCCGTCGACGGCCCCGTGTCGTCCAACCAAGTCCCGATGGCCATCGTCTTCTCGACATCATCCGGCGGCGCCCGTTCAGAATCGCTCCGCATCGGTGGTGACAAAACCCTAAAACTCTCTAATTGCACCAATACCCCCGCCGCCCCAGTCGGTGGCATCCTGCTCTGGTCGAGCAACGGAGTCGCCTACGTCATGGGCACAAACGGAGTCAGCACAAAGTTCAGCAATTGACCCTTTTCCGCCCCGCATTTACTCCGCAAATCCACCCTTTTCATTCTTTTCGTCGCGTTACAGGCTGCG